ATGCTGCTGATAGTGGAGCTGTGTAAGCCACGAAGATCCACGGTCTCATTCCGAGTCTGTATGATAGTTCCCATTGTCTACCAGCATAGGCTGCTACACCGATGAGGAAGTGGAAGACAACAAGTTGATATGGGCCGCCATTGTATAGCCACTCGTCCAAAGTGCCGGCTTCCCAGATCGGGTAAAAGTGCAGTCCTATTGCATTGGAGCTTGGAACTACTGCTCCAGATATAATATTGTTCCCGTATAATAACGAGCCGGAAACTGGCTCACGTATGCCGTCTATGTCTACAGGCGGTGCTGCGATAAAGGCGAGTATAAAACAAGTTGTTGCAGCGAGTAAGCAAGGAATCATCAAGACACCAAACCAACCTACGTATAGGCGGTTCTCTGTGCTAGTAACCCACTCGCAGAATCTCTGCCAGTTACTGGCTTGGCTTTCTCTTGTTACTGAGATAGCTGCCATTAGAATACACCGGGTATTATTTGACCTGTTGTTGCGTAGGCTCCTACAGCTGCTACGAATCCGAGCATTGCTGCCCAGCCATTAAATCTTTCTGCTTCGTTTGTCATTATTGGATGTTTGTTAATTGGATAGTTTTCGATAACTCTTGGTGGAGTTTCGTTTGCAAATAAGTTTTGGGGTGACATATTTTTTTTTGAAAATTTATAAGGTTTTGTAGGTAGGTGGGAGAGCCCTTCAACCCACCTTGTTATTTCTTGCGTCTTTTGTGATTGTAGCCTATTCGTTTACTACTTGTCTTAGTTCTGTTGAACTTAGCCTTTTCGCCTTTCGACATTTCACCTGTAGTCTTAGGTGTTTTAGATGACACACGTCTAGATGGTCTGCAAGCTGGGTAGCCTTTACGCTTCTCACCTTTCTGTCTGCCGCAGGGCTTACCAGTTTTGGTGTCAACCCATTTTTCTTGGAACCATCTACGTAAGCTCATCTTCTTTTGCCTTTAGTGTAGCCGGGGCTAGTCTTCTTCTTGCCACCAGCTTTGACCTGACCCTTACATACCTTTACAGCATAAGCGTTTGCGTATGCAGAGGGGTAGACCTTGAACTTTCTTTTGGCAGCTGCCTTGCCACGTGGACATAGTTTACCCATTAGCGTTTCTTACCTCCATGCTTGCAGCCACATTTAGATCCTTTTTTGTGTGCCATTAGTTTTCTTTATCGGTGTCTTGTTACCTTTTGATTCGGTGATTTTCATTCTGCCTTTTTCATCAGGCTCGTGGTATGTTTTCATTAGCACTTCCATCTGCGTAGGGCAAGTGCCTTTCTTGTAGGCTTGCCGTTTGGTTTTTTCATTGGACCTTTTACGCCTTTCATACGGGCACAAAAGGACTTCTTTCTAGCCCCTCCTCCGGGCTGTGGAGCTTTAAGATTAGAGCCAGTGGCACGATTGTACTTGGCTCTTCCCTTCGCTGTCAGGCCGCCTTTGCGACTCTTCTCACCTCTTCCGAGAGACAGGCTTACTCCCTTTTTTCTTTTTGCCATTTTTAAGTTTCTTGAAGTCAGCTCCTGTGATTTTATCTCGGGGTGGTGCTACTCTTGCTATCCTCATTTGGGCAGCAGAATACTTCTTCTTACCAGCTGGCTTAGGCATTACCAAATACCGGGTATGATTTGCCCTGTCCAAGCGTAGTTGAGTAGAGCTGCTGCTATACCTATCATAGCTAATCTTCCGTTAAGCTCCTCTGCTGGATGCCATTTCTGATTATCGTGGTTGTGGTGTGTCATAGTTATACTGGGCCGTTATTGTCTTGGCCAAAGATGTCTAGTTGTTTTCCTGTAAGACCTTTGAAGACCTTACTTTTCTTTTTCTTTTTGTTAGGGTTGATGAACTCGTCAAATGGCCCTGCTGGGTTTGAAGTCTTCATTACTTTTTCTTTTTCTTTTTGTCTATAATTTTTTTGAGAGCAGCTGGTAGCTTCTTTGCTCCACTTCCTCTCTTGTTCTTTTTCTCATCCTTTTTCTTTTTAGGACGACCGACTTTTGAACCGTAGGTTCCTTCTCCCATTGGCATAGTTAGAACTCCAAATTAGATCTGTCAAGTTTTTCAATTACATCTTGTCTGTAAGCTGGGTCTCTGTCATAGCGAGGATCGTTCATCGCTGCAACTAATTCAGCTTGACTGCGGTAGATGTCACCGCTTTGTGTTGGTGCTTTACCTGTTACCATTCTGCCTTCTACTCCGTTAGCGTTATCGTACTGTGCCTTGAGTCCGGCAACGGCAAGTTTGATAGCTTCTATACTACCAGTGTTTACCACTTCGTCGAAAGCGTTGACTTGGTTTTTCTCCAAGTTATCTTTTGCCCAGTTGACGACGTTAGCATAAGCTTGATCGCCGCCTGCTGACTTCTTAATATCACTAATCTGTGCTTCAGTTATGTCAGCAGCCTGTGCTTCTTCTGCCTGTTGTGGGTTGTTAGCGTTTATTTCTATGTAAGCCTGTAGTAAGTCAGCACTAGACATTTCAGAAAACTTAGCCATAGTCTCTTCTGACAACTTGTTGCCGTTGTCGTAGTACTCTTGCTGTGCATCAGTTATAAGACTAGCACCAGTAGAAAGCTTGGGCTCCTCTGGTGTCTCCTCTGCACTAGCTGTTTCTGTTTCTTCTGTCTTCTCTTGGCTACCTAGTTTACCTTGTAACTCCATGTAGGCTTTTTCTAGCTCTTGAGCATTTTTATACTTACCAGCTAGAAGCTGATCCTGTTGCTCAACAAGTTTTTCACCAACGGCTAAGGAGTCTTGCTCCTCAGCTGTTAGGTTGTCTACTGATGTTACGTTTTGCGGCTCTTGATATGATAGTGTTTCTGCCATTTACTCTTGTTGTGGTGGTTGTAAATTTTGTAATACTGCTGCTGCTTGTTCTGCAAGTTGTGGGTTCTTATCAGGATCCATAACTGGTGTACCAGCAAGTTGACCAGCTTGATCGACGAGTGACATTTGAGTCTTATCTCCCATCATTACATCTTTCTGCTGTTGTAACTCTTCTGGTGTGCGTACAAGATTAAGTACGTCAATACCTTGTGCAGCTGCTAGGCGTTTGATAGCTTCAGTTGGATTAATAAATCTCATCAGAGCTTCTGGCCCAAGCGTTTGAGCAACTGTACCTATAAATCTAGTCAGAGATTCGTTATCTTGTCCTCTACCTAGACTGTTAATACCAGCAACTATCTTTGGTCTTACGACATCTTTTGGTAGTCTTGGTATCTGATTTGTTCTCTGTAATATTAACAGAGTTCTGTTGAGGTAGGGTACTAAGAACTCTACCGTTAACAAGCTGAACAGTCCACCGAGGGATTGCTCTAGCTCTAGCTGTGTGAGGCGTACCTCTTCAGCTGTAACTCGTTCTGCATTTCTTACGTTCATAACTAAGAAAGCTTCGAGTATTCTTTTCTCTATAGATGCTGATAGCTGTGCAGCTGTACTGAAGTCTGCTGTCTTACCGACTTGCACGACTCCTACATCTTCTGGTCTACCCTGTATGATAGCTCCGTTGCCAGCTTTGGCAAGTGTTCCGGGCTTGGTTGTAGCAGATGGAGATACAAGAAAGACAACTTTACTTGCCACACTTGCTCCCTCTACTAGAGCTTGAGACAATCCATCAAGACTTCTTAGATCTCCAATGAACTCTTCTACTCTACCACGTCCGTAGTCCTCTCCGTCTACTGTATTGAATCGAAGCACTAACCATGGTGAGGCGTTTTTGGGTGCTGTGCTCTGGCTACCAGCTAGGATCATGTCGTCCACTTCCTGATGCCATCTCCAGCTACCACTACTCTCATCCATCTTAACACAGGTGTATACCTCAGCGTCGTCTTCTCCAGCACCATATTCTGAGTCACTGTTTACTGACTCGTTAGGCGTAGGCGGTGCAAGACCTAGTACCTTTCTACTAATTCTTTCTTTTGTAACAATCTCTATTACATTACCGTTACCATCTCGTTCGACGACGTATCTGTTGAGCGGATAGTGTTTCAAGCCATCCTTGCCCATAAATATCAGGGCATTACCAGATACGATAAGATGCTTCAGAGCTTGGTGTACAACAACACGATCACTTGATGCAGCTATGTAGTCCATAATCAATCTCTCAATCTTTGAGAATGATAAGTCTAACTCACTACGCATCATAGGATCTAGTGTTTCACCTAGCTTGTCATCTCTTACCTGTAGCTTGAAGAAGGCTGTCTGTGGCGGTAGCATAGCAAGCATAAGTTTTGCTGCTAGTGTTACCACTGCCTTTGCTCCTACTGACTGGTAGGGTTGGAGTAGAGTTCGTTTGCCTGTGGCATCGTCATCTTGTCTGACTAGATATGGTAAGGTAAGTTCAGAGCACTCAACAGCTGTATCTAGAAACTGTGTTCTACCTGTAGACAGCATTGAATACTTTTGTCTTGCCTTATACATTTAGTCCTCCAGATCCACCGGCTGCTTCTCCTCCGGCTCCTGTATTGAGATTAATTTTTAAGGCATCTGTACCTTCTCTCTTTGCTTGACCTCTAGTGTCTTTAGCTTCTCTTCCTGATCCTGAGCCGTATTCTACATCAGCAATATCTTCTGGATCAACCAGTTCTTTTTTACCGGGTAGCTGTGACTTACGAACTAAGTCAGGCTGTCTTGGCTGTATAGGAGCTGGTGTAGGTAATGGGGTAGGGGATCCTCCTCTACACATAATCTATTCCTCTAGTATTGATTTTATATATTGTACCACTTCCCATTGTCCGGAGCGATACATGATGGAGGCTATATCCTCCTTGGGGTGGACAGGATACCAAGCGAACTTGGATTCCAAATCCTCAACAAGTTTCTCGAGTTTCTCAGAATGGAAACTAAGCGTATTGAGGGAGGTTGGTGTTTGCATGTTCAAAGAACGCTGGCATGCGAGCTGCTTTTGTGTCGGCAAACTGTGGAGCTTTGCCTTCATACATCAGCCGGTCGCTCGCATCCAGCCAGAATGATTTGTCTAAATGTTTGTCCGGTGAAGTTTTTAGGGGTTGTAGTACCCATGATATAGTTGCCTTCCGAAGCTTATCCAAAGAATTGCTAGGAACAAGACCCAGCTCACGACATACGAGACTATTTGTTGCCACGTGTATCTGTTCATCTCTGGATATATCAGCTGATACTGTTCTAAGAGCAGCGTCACCAAGAAAGCGAAACATAGGTAATAAAACAAAGAATATAGCTCGCTCTGCAACGAGTGCCTTTGTGATAGTATGGTCAGGGTGTTGTATCCAAGCATCTCTTAGTCGTATCGCCTCCATTTCAGCAATTGGATCAGCCCCATGGGATTCAACAATGAAACCCAGAGCGAGATCATGCTTAATCTCATCTTTAACGTTTGATTCAAGAAGGATCCTCGCTGCCTGCGGGACTTCCTTCTCAAGTCCTTGTGATATAAATTCTCCAACTGGTAGCTCCATATGACGTATTGCGAGAGCACGTTTGATGGTTTCTTCAGCACCAGATCTTACCTCCCCTTTCGTTGGTTTTACGGGAGTCCATGTTCTTTTTCTGTTTAGTAATTTTGTATAAGGGTTCATTGTTGGCAGTCACATTCGATTTTGTTATCAAGAATACCATCCAAATAATCCTGTATGTCTGTATCTCCAAGTGCTGCATAAGCGTCAGACTTATCTTGAACATCACCCATAACTTGTAATGAATAGTACAAAGAGGTCTGTGGACTTCCGAGCCACTCCTCTATAAATGCTTCATCATATGTAATCATGTCGCTCCAGCTGTTAAAGCTGTAGCCATGAAGCAATCCTGTCCTATCGAGCATCTTCATGATTTCGTCTGCTACACGCTTGTATGCGTCCCATCCTACTTCACTTGCAATCTCAACGTTACCATAGTTGACTCTCTCTACTCCGAACTCGCCAGAGTCTCTGTCAACCTTTTGTGCTATTGGGGGTGCTATCTCGGGTGTGCATGTAAAGCCGTCTAGGTCTTTACTGCGATAGCTACAACTGGCAGTGGGTGCAATAGCGAAAGCCCTTACCATGTTATTGTCTCTTGCAATCTGAGCTGCTTCAAAGATTGCATTGTTTAGTGCCCAAGCGGCACAGCCTGCCTCGTTGTTTGCGGAGTGGCCGAGGTTTACTCTGCGGAGTGCCTCTCCGAAGTCCTCGTACGTGATGTTGTATCTTCTGAGGAAGTTGGCAAGACCGAGCACTCCAAGCCCCACTTGTCTGTCATTGTCTGGGGTAAGGTATTCTCCAGATTCTCCAACACCTGTCCTCCCATGGAGATCGCACAACTCGGACATACCTGTAACGAAAGCCTCTTGTAGATTGTCGAGTGTACAGGCACCGAGATTGACATGCTGTAACAAGCACGTTCCACGTGAGGGCAAGTATACCTCAAGACAGACGTTTCCATAGATACGCTCCCCGGATTGGGTGTATTTGATTTTGTTGAGCCAGATGTCTCCTGATTTGATTCCATAAAGTAAAGCGTCCTTAGTGTCTTGGTCTGCGAACTTCCACATCTCATCGTCGATGTCAACACAACGCTTGACCCAAGGCAGTTCTGTTCTGGAAGCAGTAATAAAGTCTACCACGTCTGGGTGGCATAGGTCTAAGTGCAATACGATAGCACCATTCTTGTAAGCCCCACCTCTTCTCAAGGTTTCGTTTAGAGCTGAATATATTTTGCCGAAGCTGACTGGGCCAGTAGCCACAAGTCCTTTGTCATTTGTATGACCGGCTGGTCTAAGCTTAGATAGGTGGATTGCACAGCCTGCACCAAATCTGAGTGCGTGGCTTGCGAATCTCCAGCTAGCTTCGATGCCGTTGTCCCCTTCCATGCTGTCTTCAACAACGAAGGTTGTACATGATACGGGTAGTCTTGATGTAGGATCGTCGATCCAAGACTGTACCCGTCCAGTGCGGGAGATTAAGTTAGACATTTTAAATAAAATTAATTATGTTTTTTAAGTTGTTTGTTAGTATAAAGTTTTGTTTCTGTAAAGCAAGGAAGAGTGTAATTATGTCTTCCCTGTTTGTATCGTATCTTTCTCTTATCTTATCTTCAACTAACTTCAATTTGAACTCCTGTTCCAGAGTTAATTTCATACTCGGGCGTAGGTGTCCAGAGTCTTGGTTCTTGCTTTTGGGAATCATAGTCCTCGTTTGTAAGTATTCTGGCTAGCCTTGCATTGCAAAGAGCATCTTCTTCTGTAAGCCCCTTGTCCTCAAAAGCTTTGACAACTGTAGCCCAGCTGTAGCCTTCTTTCTCGAAAAGAGTAGTGGCTCTCTTCACTCCGATCCCGGGAACTCCACTGTAGCCATCTGTCTGGTCGCCTGCAAGCGTCTGTATCAGATGCCACTTCGCACCCTCTTCTGGTGTGATCGTAATGGTGTCTTCGAGATTGTATAGCTTACCGGGGATCTGCCTCATGTCTTTGTCAGGAGAAACAATGATATTCCCTGTAAGTTTGGTGGCATAGATGCCCATAGCATCATCGGCCTCCAGTTGTGGCATGACGATAACATCATACTCAATTTTAAGTCCTGATATGACACGTTTGTATCCACAGGGCTTCTTTCTGTTTCTGTGACCCTTGTATTCTGGGTAAATTTTTTTCCTAAAATTTTTAGAGTCGCTAAAAAACAGTGTTGGCTTCGCAAAAGAGCCAAATTGCATTTGTATGTTAGATATTTCACGTTTTACTGCACTATAGGCTTCTGAAAAGTTAGAAGTCACTAATATTACGTCTTCTCCGTAGTCTATCTCTGTTTCACAGGCTGCACAGCACTTGTATACTATGTAGTCTGCATCAATTAGTAATTTCATGGTGGTTTTAGTGTACGTCAGCCCAAGTATATCCGATCTTAGCTTCTGCTGCGATGGGACACCTTAGATTGTAATGTTCGCCTGCCAATCTGGCGGCTGTTTCGAGCCATTTTGCAAATTCTTCTGCAAATCTTGGATAACATTCGTAGTTTAGCTCGTCATGTACGAATGATAGTTGATGTCCGTCTGGTGGTAGACATTCATTCACAATCACCATCCATCTTTTGGCGATCGTCGCTGCGCTTCCCTGTAGGAGGTAATTGAGAAACTTATGCCCTTTGTCAACGCTGATACGCCTGCCGTCGATGGCGTTTGCATAACCACGTTTACTAGCTTTCTCACAAGCGAGTAGCAAATCTGCAAGACCCGGAATGGCAGCAATATAAGCTTTACGAATCTCTGCCCCCTTCTTGGCGGCTGCTGTTTCGGACAATAACTTATCATAGCTGTATCCTAGTTTGGTATTCCCAGCCCCGTAGAGGAAGGCATAGGTAACTGTTTTAACTTGTCTTCTAGTGATTCCAATTCGATCTGCATTGGTTTGGTGAATATCCCCCGTAGTAAGTATTCGTTGATACCGGCCATTATCATACCTCGAAAGGTAATGAGCAAGCATACGGAGCTCGATACCACTAAGATCGGCACTAACCATTTGATAGGTAGGTGTGGCCCGGAATAGTTTTCTGAATCTTTCATCTGATGGTACTTGTGCTAAATTTGGTTTTCTGTGTGCACATCTGAATGTGCTGGTTGCAACTCCGCAGTGGTGATGTATACGATTACACGTCGTAGATAGCTTCTGCCATGCGTTCACGCCTTCCGAGATCATCCCCAATTTCTTGGTAATATCTAGACATTTCAGAAACAAGAGGGCTGTCTCCGACCCAATATCTTTCAATACTGTCTCGTCTACGACCGGCTTGCCTGTGGCCGTTCTTTGTATCGGCTTCCAGTTTTCGTGGGTCTGTAGTATCCATGCTATGTGATCTCGTGAGGTGGGGTTAAGTTGTTTAAGTTTTGTAAATGGGCATCCTTGTACATACCCTTGTGGCCTGTTATTTCGCTTAGGTGTAAACACTGTTCCAGCAACGAACCCGAATTTTCTGCGTAATATTTCTGTAGCTTCTTCCAGTTCTCCTCTGAGAGCTGATTCGAGCTCGTAGGCTGCTCGTTCGTCGAAATACCATCCATGTTCTTCTTGTTTTTGTAGTATGTGGGCGACCTGATGTTCTAGTTGTACCCAGTCAGGTAAGGGTGGAAATGTTGGCATAGTTTATTTGTAACAATAACGTCTTGTTCGCAATAGTCCTCCATCTCCTTGCTCCATGCTGACCAGTCGGCAGTCTGTCCAAAGTTCCCTTTGTATTCTCCCAACCTGTGGCCATAGGACTCCAAAGAGTGGCGACCATAGAGTTTTGGTGGCATCCCGTCAATCTTTGCCTTGCGGTCTACCTCTAGCATATCAGGGTGATACAACCTTGATAGCAGTAGTGTATCAATAATCCTACCCTCTGGTTTGAAGAATGGGTAGACTTTTTTTATCATCGGTATGTCAAAGCCAATGATGTTGTGGCCAATGATAGTGTCAGCACACATGAGCGTTGTGACACCTCTGCTGATTGGCATTGCGGTTCCTGTATCGTTGTATCTGTAAGTCTCACCTGTCTCATAGTCAAGAATGACTAAGCAGTGCAGCTCAACGTCCTCTTGACTTAGAGGTGTTGTTTCCAGATCGAACAGGAGGGTAATAGGTTTTGTCTCTGAATTTTGCACGTTTTATCTGTTGTTTGGTGGGTGGGTTTGGTCTAAAAATCTGTAGCTGGGTTGAACTCAACTGTGTCTTCGGGTTTAGTTTCATAGAATTGGCATGTAGATAGGTCATAGCTCAGGGTCGTAGCAACTCCAACCTCTCCTGAGAAACGGTTTTTAAGCACTCGCAAAGTTGTAAGGTTAGCATTAGCTTCCCCCTGTTGGTCTCTCTCCAATGCGATGACGCTATCGCTGAGTTGAGCGATCGAATGAGATCCTCGTAGTTGGCCGAGAGAAACTCGTCCTCCTTCTTCGTGTGAGTTACTGTCACTGTTTGTTCTCCGTAGGTGTGATACTAAAAATAGTGCGATACCTGTACGTTCGACTAATGATCTGAGCTTCGTCATTGTCGAGTCTATCATACGTCTTTCATCGCCGTCAAGACCACTTAATAATATAGAAAGATGGTCAAGAAATATAATACGGCACTCCAGTCCACTGGCAAGGTATTCGATCCTGTTGTAAATAACATCTGGGTCAAAGCTACCAAAGCCATCAAACAGAAAAACATTCCACTTTGCAAGAGTATCAGCAAAAGCAGACTCGAGTTCTTCTTTGTCATGTTCTCCAATGTGATAGGGTTTACCAACGGCAGCGGACATAAGTCCTAGTGCTGTACGTTTGTTGTTTGCTTCAAGCTCAAGGATACCAACTGTCTCACCTTTCTGTGCAAGATCAGCTGCAATAGCCCTGACCAGTGAAGTCTTACCACTACCTGACCCAGCTGTAAGAGTGGTTAGCTCTCCGTATCTG